TTCCCTTGGTTCTCACCAGCAGGAACATCTAGAGGAACAATTTTGAATGCTGTTAAATTACCATATAACCCATCTAAGATTCAACGGGATAGACTTTATTCAAATAGAGTAAACCCTGTAATCTTCTCACCTGGTTCAGGTATTGTCCTGTTTGGTGATAAGACTGGATTTGCTAAGGCATCTGCATTTGATAGAATCAATGTTCGTAGATTGTTTATCTTCCTTGAAGATGCAATTTCTGCTGCTGCTAAAGATCAACTCTTTGAATTTAACGATGAGATTACAAGAACAAACTTTGTAAATATCGTTGAACCTTTCCTACGTGATGTTCAATCAAAACGAGGAATTCAAGATTATGTAGTTATTTGTGACGAAACAAATAATACTGCAGCAATTATAGATAATAACGAGTTTATTGCAGATATATACATTAAGCCTGCAAGGTCGATTAACTTCATTGGTCTTACATTTGTTGCCACTAGAACTGGCGTTTCATTCAGTGAAATAATTGGTAATGTTTAATTTTCGTTTAATTACACTAAAGGTATAAAGAACCATGGCAACACGAGTACAACAAAATAGCATTCCATTAAGAACCATCAGTGATTTTAAAAGTAAATTAACTGGTGGTGGAGCTAGACCAAATCTATTTGAAGTTCACCTAGCATTTCCTGCTTTGGTGTCTGTTGACAATGATTTATTATCAAAAGCAAGATTTCTTGTCAAGGCAGCATCCTTACCTGCATCAACTGTTTCTCCAGTTGATGTACCTTTTAGGGGTCGTATTTTAAAAATAGCCGGAGATAGAACATTTGAAACTTGGAGTATTACTGTTATTAACGACACTGATTTCTCCATTCGTTCTGCTTTTGAAAAGTGGATGAATATTATTAATAAAATGTCAGACGCAAGTGGTGCTGTTAATCCAGCAGAATATCAGGAAGATGCAACTGTTCATCAATTAGATCGTGATGGATCAACTCTTAGGTCATACACTTTTTATGATATTTTCCCAACAAGTCTTTCTGCACTTGACTTAAATTATGAATCTACTGATACTATTCAAGAATTTACTGTAGAACTACAAGTTCAGTGGTGGGAAGCAACTAAGGGAAGTGCTGCACAAGCTGGTGGTGAATCCATTAACTAACGCATATAAATAATAAGATACCGATAACAGTAACTTTATAATATGGCAAAACTTTTTGGTTTTTCAGTTGAGGACGCCGATAAAAAATCCCCCTCTATAGTCTCCCCTGTTCCTCCGTCAAACGAGGACGGGGTTGATCATTATATTAGTAGTGGATTTTATGGATCTTATGTTGATATTGAAGGTGTATATAGAACAGAATCCGATTTAATTAAAAAATATCGCGAAATGGCACTTCATCCAGAAGCGGATGGTGCTATTGAAGATGTGGTTAATGAAGCAATTGTAAGTGATTTATATGATTCACCTATAGAAATAGAACTTACAAATTTAAATGCTAGTGATAAATTAAAAAAAATAATTAGAGATGAATTTAAAGGCATTAAAGAAAAATTAGATTTTGATAGAAAATCCCATGAAATGTTTAGAAATTGGTATGTTGATGGGAGACTTTATTACTTAAAAATAATTGATCAGAAAAAACCTGAAGAAGGAATACAGGAATTAAGATATATCGATCCCATGAAGATGCGATATGTCCGACAAGAAAAGAAGCAAAGTGGTAAATCTGGTGTATATGTTAATTCGGGACAACAAGGAAATGATAAAACTCTTAGTCCAGAAATAGAGGAATATTTTGTATATACACCTAAACCAAATTATCCAGTTGGATTGATTGCTGGTTCAGGAGCAGGAAAAGGTGCAATAAAAATTGCAAAAGATTCTGTCGCATACTGTAGTTCTGGTTTAGTTGATAGAAATAAGGGTACAGTTCTTTCATATCTCCATAAAGCAATTAAGGCACTTAATCAACTTAGAATGATTGAGGATAGTCTTGTTATTTACAGATTATCAAGAGCACCAGAAAGAAGAATTTTCTACATTGATGTAGGTAATTTACCAAAAGTTAAGGCAGAACAATACCTTAAAGAGGTAATGAGTCGCTATCGTAATAAGTTAGTATATGATGCTAATACTGGTGAAATTAGAGATGACAGAAAGTTCATGTCTATGATGGAAGATTTCTGGTTACCACGTAGAGAAGGTGGTAGAGGAACTGAAATTACAACACTTCCGGGGGGACAAAACCTTGGAGAACTTGCTGACATTGAGTACTTCCAGAAGAAACTTTATAGAGCACTTGGTGTTCCTGAATCTAGGATTGCATCAGACGGTGGATTTAATTTAGGACGTTCATCAGAGATACTAAGAGATGAACTTAAATTCTCAAGATTTGTAGGACGTTTAAGAAAACGTTTTGCAAATATGTTTAATGATATACTTAGAACTCAATTGATTCTGAAGAATATTGTTACTCCAGAAGATTGGGATAATATAAGTGATCATATTCAGTATGATTTCATCTATGATAATCAGTTTGCAGAATTAAAAGAAACTGAAATGATGAATGAGAGATTAGGAACTCTTGCTACTATAGAACCTTATATTGGTAGATTTTATTCTAGTGAATTTGTTCGTAGAAAGATACTACGTCAAACAGATGCAGAAATGATGGAAATAGATGAACAAATTGAAGATGAAATTAAAAAGGGTATTATACCTGATCCTGCAGAGATAGATCCTGTCACTGGAGAAACACTTCCACCAGAAGAAGGTGAGATGGGTACATTAGGAGACATTCCTGTAGAACCTGAAGTTGATAGTGCAGCAACTAATGCTCAGATGCAAAAAGATACTAAAAAGGCCGAGATATAAATAAAATATATACGTCATAATTGATTTCATGGAAGAAATTGTTAATTTGGTGGCCACTGATTCGTCAGCGTCTGATATTAGTGATAGAATAAAAGATGTTCTGTTTGCAAAAGCAGCAGAAAAAATTAATTCTAACCGAGAAGAAGCTGCGGCTTCTTTGTTTAATGATAAACCGTCCCAGGATCAAGAGGATCAGGAATAATGGCAAACATTACCCAAGTATTAGGTATTCAAACAGCATTACCTACATCTACTGGTGCTGCCAGTAGTATTAGTGAATCACCTGTAGTTCGTCTTTATAATTCAGACGGAAGTAATGCTTATCTGGTAAGTGTTGTAGAAAGTCAGGGTGGTGCTGCTGTTGGATCATTTACGATGCCAGCAGGTTCTGTTGAATTTTTGCGGAAAAATTACACTCAATGTCTTTTTGCAGAAAATGCCGCTATATTATGTGCCAAAGTAGGATTTACCAATTAAGAAAATGAAGTTAATTACAGAAGAAATTTCAACTGTTAAAATTATTAGTGAAGGAAAAGGATCAGGCAAGAGATTGTATATTGAAGGTGTATTTCTTCAAGGGGGTATTAAAAACCGTAATGGTAGAATGTATCCTGTAGATACTCTTAGTCGAGAAGTTGGTAGATACAGCGAATCTTTTATTAATAAAGGTCGTGCTCTTGGTGAATTGGGTCATCCCGATGGTCCAACTGTAAACCTTGATCGTGTTTCTCATAAAATTACATCTCTTGTTAGAGAGGGTAATAACTTTAAAGGTAAAGCACAAATTCTTAGCACCCCTATGGGTAAGATTGCATCTTCACTTTTAGATGAAGGTGTAAAATTGGGTGTATCTTCTCGTGGTATTGGATCTCTTAAAGAGGACCATACAGGGTGTAAAGTTGTAGGTGAAGATTTTCAGTTAGCAACTGCTGCTGATATTGTTGCCGATCCTTCTGCTCCAGACGCATTTGTGAATGGAATCATGGAAGGAAAAGAGTGGGTTTGGGAAGGAGGTATCCTTCGTGAACAACTCGCAGAAAAAACAAAAAGGTCAATTAACACTTTAGTTGATCAAAAAAGATTAGAAGAACATAAGTTGAATTTATTCAACAATTTTCTTTCAAATCTATAAATTATAAATAAATATAGATTAAATCAAAGAGATTTAGAAAAATGTCCGTTGGTAGCAATTTACAAGAAATGGAAAATGTAGTAACGAAAGGTGCTGCTAAAGCTGAACCGATGTCAAAAGCTGGTAGTAATGCTGCTGGTGTAAGCACACCGGGTAACACACCTCCTTTTGAGGACCTAGGCGGTCCTACCCCAGAAAATAGTTCACCAACTGGTGATTCTAATAAGTTGAAGACTCCTGGAAAAACTCTTAAGCAAGTTAGGGATGTCGTCAACAAGGGGGCCAAACCTGCTGAACCTATACAGACCAATAGTGTCAAAGAAGAGGAAGTAGAAGTGGAAGGTCAGGTTGTTGCCGAGGACGAAGTAACTACAGATGAAGTGGTTGCTGAAGAACCTACTACGGAGGAAGAAGTTGTGTCTGAAGAAGAAACTACCGAAGAAGAAGTAGTTGCCGAGGAAGAGTCTAAGGAAGAAGTATATGATGTCGAAGAAGATGTCAACGCACTTCTTGCTGGTGAAGAACTTTCTGAGGAATTCCAAGAAAGGGCACGTACCATTTTTGAAACTGCAATTAAGTCTAAAGTTTCAGAAATTAAAGAAGAACTTCAGTCTAAACATGAAGAATCTCTTGTAGAAGAAGTTGTTACTATTAAGGAAGAACTTACAACTAGACTTGATTCATATCTAGAATATGTTACTGATGAGTGGATTCAAGAAAATGCACTTGCAGTAGAACAAGGACTTAAGACAGAAATGACTGAATCATTCCTAACTGGAATGAAAGGTCTTTTTGAAGAACATTATGTAACTATCCCTGACGAAAAATATGATGTACTTAATAGTATGGTAGAAAAACTTGATGAAATGGAAGATAAACTCAACGAGCAAATCAATAAGAATGTTGCTCTAAACAAAAGGTTATCGGAATCGACTGCTGATGTAATCCTAGCGGATGTATCAGAAGGTCTAGCAGTTTCCCAAAAGGAAAAACTTGCTTCTCTTGCCGAAAATGTTGAGTTTGATAGTGAAGAAACCTATCGTGAGAAGCTTGGTACACTGAGGGAGTCATACTTCCCAGCAAATCCTGGCACTCAAAGAAACAATTCAGAGACAATTTCTGAAGGAACTGAGGCACCTCAAGCAGCACCGTCTGGCTTGATGGAAACTTATCTTTCAACTTTGAATAGAGTTTCGAAAAAGTGATTTTAAGATTATAAGATCAAACTAACAAACAAGTAAAGGAAAGAAAAAATGCAAATGTTCAATGCGGAACATCTGCAGGAGAAGTGGGCACCACTACTTGACGCTGATGGGCAAGATCCCATTAAAGATAATCATCGTCGAATGGTAACCGCAGTTCTTCTGGAGAACCAAGAAAGAATTCTTAGAGAAGAGAAAGAATTCCTATATGAAGACGCTCCCACAAACCAAGCTAACGCATCCGGTGCATCCGGTGGTTTTGGTGGACAAGCATCTTCACCCCAAGCTGGTTTCGACCCTGTTCTAATCAGCCTTATTCGTCGTGCAATGCCTAACTTGGTCGCTTATGACCTAGCAGGTGTTCAGCCAATGAATGGTCCTACTGGACTAATCTTTGCAATGCGTTCACGTTATACCAGCATGACTGGTGATGAAGCATTCTTCGACGAAGCAAACACAAGATTCAGTGCTCAGAACGCTACAAATACCCTAGGTCAAACTGGTATTGGTACAACTGTTGCACAATCTGGTACAAACCCAGCCGTTCTAAACGACGATCCTGCAGGAACCTATAACCTTTCACAAGGTATGGAGACTGGAGATGCTGAACGTCTAGGACAGAGTGATGCTTTCAACCAGATGGCATTCTCAATCGAGAAGGTCACGGTTACTGCTAAGTCACGTGCTTTAAAGGCAGAGTACAGTCTAGAACTTGCTCAAGACTTGAAAGCAATCCACGGATTGAATGCAGAGGCAGAACTTGCCAACATTCTATCGACTGAAATCCTTGCTGAAATTAACAGGGAAATCATTCGTACCATTTATAAGATTGCCGTTCCTGGTGCTCAAGCTAATGTCGCCAACGGTGGTACATT